CCCGTTCCAGGCACAACCGTCAGCTCCGACGAGCTACAGTCCAGCCAATTACGGACAAGTCAGCAGCAACCAAGTTACGCCACAATCGGCTCCGCAGACTTGGTCAACCAACCAGGGTTACTTGCCCAGCTCTTCCCCAACCTCCTCGGAAAGCCTGAGTCAGGAAAGCCAGCAAGTTCTAGAAGTGTTCGGAAGCGAAGCTCCCGCAGTTCTAAATAACTACGCGCTTCAACTTGAAGGGCTACTGGATAGTGCTGTTTCCTGGGGCCAGGAAATGACACAGACTCTTGAAGGGTATGCTGAGTTTGCTGTTCAGTCTCATACCGAGAATCTTGCGTATAACGAGATTCTGACCAACCCTGATGTACTGAGTGATTACACCATTCAGTTCTTTGGTCCTGAAGGTCCTTATCCCGTTTACGAAGGTGAAGCTGAATTGGAAACCCCTGGTTACCGCACTGAGCAAGTGAATCCCATGTTTGGCGACATGCCTGCACCCCCGGCTGCTGCTGCTCCCCAACAACCCACCAACTTCTGGGGTTCGTTTAACGAGATCATGGCGCGTGATCCCCAGAACGCCTGGCGCGTTTTGAATCAAGCTCAGCCTCAGACCGTGGCTAACAAACTCTTTGTAATGGAGTAAGGCAATGCGACCATTAGGACAAACCCGTCCTCTGATCGCATATGGAGTCCCTGCCGCTGCCGGTTTGGCAGTTGGTGGGGCTCTTGCTGCTCAGGGGGAAGAGCCAGGTAGTGCACTACTTGGAGGTATTGCTGGAGCTCTTGGTGCCCGTGGAGCCCTTGGTGCTGCACGCATGGCTGGCAAGTATGCTCGCCCCATGGCAGAAGCTACAAGTGCCGTTGCAGAACCCGTGGCCCGCCGACTGTCAGGTGCCATCCAAGGCATGGAACAGGCTGGTGGAATGCAGGGAAAGATTGCTGGTCGCTTAGGTGAACCCTTGGCGCAAGCCTTAAGTCTTCCTGCTGAGCTTCTTGGCGAAGCTGGTAACGTACAAAAAGCTGCCGCTGGTCTTGGCGTACCTGCCGCTGCAGGACTTGCAGGACTTGGTGGCCTTGCTATCGGCAATCTTGCTGGCTCAGTTGGAGCCCCAGGTTTCGCACAAAGTACCGGCCTCGATCCTGAATCATACGGCTCTAGTAATTCTTCTGGAGCACGCTATAAAACACCTACACTTCAGTACGTGTAAGCTATTTAATAATCAATTAATCTTGTTATCACAAAGGGTAATTTATTCTCCATTTTGTGTTAACTTGATTAATAGATTATTAACTGCTAAAATTTGTGTTAGATAAGACATACGTGTCTTTATCTTTCACCCGATAAAAACACTGACACCGGAGGATAAATCCAAGTGTTCATTGATAGCTAATTCAGATCCTGGTAGGTGTAACCTTTTAGGATTTGGTAAATAGCTCCGTGATTGCAGTTAAACTTCTCAGCAATCTTTCGATATGAAAGGCCTGCTTCTTTTAAAGCTTTAATTTGCATCACGTCTCCTGAAGAAAATTTTCTTAAAGATTTCTTCGGCTTTCCTTTACTGGCAAAACCATTGTTCTTGTAACAACCCGTTTTCCAGGTTCTTGTTAAATTCTCTTGTTTGGTAACGATCTCAAGATTGTCAAGTCGGTTATTCCTCTTGTTATTATCTTTGTGATCAACTTGTAAGGAAAAGTTACTAGTTCCATGTGAACGCAGATCTAATCCTAAAAAAGCAGCAGCCATCAAGATATGAAGATGAAAGCGTTTACGTTTTCCATTTACAAGAACTGAAACACGGTCGTAAACACTGGTTGAACGGATGGGAATCTCTTGAAAATACTCTTGATTATCGGCATCAAGTTGTTTCTCAAAAGCTTTACCCTCTTCAGTTAAGTAAAGATTACCAAAACCAAGGACTGATTTCGGACTCATGTTGTTCATAAACAGGTTTCCAAATCGTATCACACCTCAACTGAATGCTCAGCGTTGTCACCTCATTAAGTAATTGATGAGTGAAAACTGGATGAATTCAGGGAAACCCTAACGTTAAGACGAGGGCAATCCTGAGCCAAGCCAATCAAGCGTGATTGGAAGGTGCAGAGACTACTGGGGGTAACACGTTCTTGTTACGTAATACCAGATTTAGCGTCCGGCATCCCACAGGGATGAAGAGATAGTCCACCCCTCTAAGAGACTAGAGACCAGGAGAACGATTTTCCAAAGATTTTAGGTGCGGAACTCTATCGTCCCCACCCTGCATATATCACCGAGATGGCGGTTGAGCCCGTGGTTGTCCACGACTTCACTCGTCAACCCGGTCAAACTGTTCAGCTTGATCGCTACAAGTTCTGGGGAACCCCTGGTACTAAGGACAGCCGCGAGCGTATTGCCGATCAAACGATTGGTACCGCCAACAGCCGCAACATCACCAAAGAAAAGGTGCTTGTTGTACTGAAGGAATACACTGGCCCTGCTGACCCCGGCGATCCGACTCAGCCCAGTACCTTTAAGATTGCTCGTGAGACCCTTATCACGGCTCAGCGCCTCCTGCTGGACACCGGGAACCTTAACATGTTCCACCAGTCCATCGGTAGCCTGACTCTGCTGGATGATTATCGTCGTTGGCGCGACCGCGTCTTCATTGACGAGCTATCCAAAGCTGAAGCCAATGGTGAAGCCTCTGGCAGCCAGGGTGGTTACTACTTTGCTGGTGGTAAGAATAAGGCCACTAATGGTTCTATTTCTTATACCTCTACTGAGTATGGCGCTCAAGTTCAGCAGTTCCAGGTGCGTACTGACCTGTTGAATGTTGTTAAAGATCTTCGTAAGCGTAACGTTCCGACCTTCGCAGATGGTCTGTATCGTTGTATTTGCGATCCTACTTTCATGATGCATCTGCGTCGTGACCCCGACTTCCGTGAAATTGCCCGTTACAGCGGCAATCCTGGTCAAGGCATGTACATGGGTAATCCCATGATGCCTAATAACTCCAGCTTCTTCATGGGCCCCCAAGCCGGCCAAGGTTATTTCCTGGCTGGCGAACCCGTGATGCCAACTGGCGTTCAGTTCGAAGGTGTCAAGTTCTTCGAATCAACCAACTTCCCGACCAAAACCGTTTCTGCTACTTTTGACAGTAGCGGTGCCAACGTTTTCTCCAGCCAAGAAGTTGCCCAAGGTTATTTCTTTGGTCCTCAGTCTGTTGGTGTTGGTATCGGCGGTCCTAACGCTCAGGTTCTCATTAATAATAATGACGACTTTAGCCGCTTCATCATCTTGATTTGGCAACTGTATGCAGGTTTTGAAATCTTGAACAAAGATTTTGTTACCACTGCCTTCAGCTTTGTCTCTGATGATGGTACTATCTGATAACCAAGTAAACAAGGAAAAATAAATGTCCTATTTGACTTCTAAAAAGATCTATCCAGGTAACTGGACAAATGCTTTAAACGGCTGGTATAAAAATATTGATACCACCGATGACGGTACCAGCACCAATAACGCTTCCAAGGGCGGCCCGACCTCTGTGTTGGCCACCCCTGGCTATCGTTACTTTCAACAGCGTGGTTATGCCGCTGTAACTTGGGGCTCCGGAAGCGCAGCAACTTCAGGTCAAACCCTGAATGTGGTTGTCCCTTCGCCTTATCGTCAAGATGACACCCGTCCTGACATCACCGGAATGGTGATCTCTGGTAACTCCACCCAGCCTGCTTACGTTTATCGTGCAGCTCTTTCTGTGGCTTCTGGCTGGGGTGATGGTCGTGTTGCTAGCGGAGTTTATGCCTCTACTGGTAACGTGATCACTTTTGGTCGCGACTCTTCTGGTCCTATTGCCGTCACGGGTGTCGGTGAGCCTATTGCTCAAGCAAACCTCACCTCCACTGTGTCGGGTGATGCCGGCACGAAGATTTTCTTCGCTGGTGGTTCACAGGCTCTGAGTTCCACCCCCTTCCTGACTGCTACCGGCGCCACTGGTGTCGGGCCTTCAGGTGTGTACAAAGAGCTTACTGCTGCTACGACCTTCAAGGTGTATGCACGCGGCGCCGCTACTGACACGGGTGTTTCTGGTGGTGTGTATCTGTCCAGTGATGACGCCTCCGCAGGCCGCGCTGGTTATGTGATCGTTGAAGTGTGCTACATCCAACCAGATGAAGCTCCTGGATACGAAGACATCGAAGCTTACCTGAATAACCGCACAGTCAGCTAATTAAGCTAAACTAAGACCAGATTTTGTATCTGGTCTTTATGCTTTACCAGCATCGTAAAACTGGCGCTCGCGTCAAAGTGATAAGTGAATGGGATAACGGCGATTGGTTCATGGTCGAAGACCAAGATGGTCGCCTTTACACTGCTTACAAAACGGAGTTAACTCCTGACGAGAACGCGACAAAAAAAGTTAAAACTCTTCAGGTAAAAGACAAGGCAGCACAGGAAGAACCTAGAACGTTTCCCCCTGAAACTCGTTTAAACATTAATGTTGCTACCCCCCAAATGATCGCTGATCACATTAGGGGCATTGGCTTAAAGACCGCAAGAGAAATTAAAGATCTTCAAATGTCTTTATCGGGTGAAAAATTTCATAGCCTGGAACAACTAAAACAAGTTAAGCGAGTTGATTGGGAATCTGTTATTGCAGCTGACTTGATTCGAGTTTAATTAATGCCCCTGGGAAACCAGGGGTTTTTAGTTTTAAACTAGTTAATAAAACATAAATAATGGCGGGCATTCAATTTTTAGGAAACGTTGGCTCAACGGGCACATCCACTGGGCCTCACAAACATGTTTATGTAAAAGACTTATCAACGAATACTTATTTAAATCCTTCAACAAGTAGGACTCCTTTATTGGGTTTGCGTGTTGGTAAAAATCGCATTCCTGCTTTACAACGGACGAAAGAAGGAAAGATTGAATTTAATCCGCAGGCAGGTATTACATTAACTTCTTCTTATGGTCCAAGGACGGCACCTACAGCAGGAGCTAGTACCTTTCATCGCGGAGAAGATTGGGCGCTTCCTGAAGGTACACCAATTTATTATGAAGGTGGGGGCACATTTACTCCCAAGACTAACCAAGGTGGATATGGGAATTTAGCCACTTTTATTACACCGGATAAAAAATATGAAGTTGGACTGGGCCACATGCAAAGCTTGGGACAACAATCAACATTACCAGGTGCTGCAACGACTAGTGCAAATTTAAATTCAACAAATGCAGATGACGCTGCCTCTGACTTACTTTCTCAATTTTTGTATCAGGCAATGATGACGGAGAACAAGCCTTCCGTACAGGATCAAGCAAGACTGCAAATGTTAAATGAATTTGCTCGCCCTAATACAAAGGGTCTTGGTCAGCAATTACTAGAGTCCTATATGTCTTCTCCTCTTCCAGGGGCTGTTTAAATTGTTTACTTTATAATTAAAAAATAGAGCAGTGTAGACGTGCAGTTAAGCGATTTTGACAAAAGTAGAATTAGGTATCACCTAGGGTATTTTACTGTTTCTGTTCCAGCAGGCGATTATGCCCGTTTGGAAGAAGCAATGAATACAGTTCCAGACTCTTATTTTTACGATAAACTTGTTATTCAAATTTCTCGCTGCGACACAGCAGAAAAGAAAACAGAAGTTGCAACGTCGCCCTCTACCAGGCTTGAAAGTATTATTGGTGACGTAGATCGCACCATTAGATCGAGCAATGCCAAAGAAGCACTAAAGGTCTGGGATGAAGTTTATCTTTACGAAACAAATCGACTTGCTGGCATTCTTTACGTTCCTAATTACAAAGATCCTTTTCAAGCTCGTTACCGTTACGAACGCTCTGGTGCAGAATTCATTCAAGCTCTCCCTGGACCCGCTGATACTGCAGTAGGTTCTCGTGTTTATTTGAATGCTGTTTGGCGCTAATTTTTCAGTGTTAAAATAACTTCATATAACGCTAATTCGATTACGTGGCTGATCTTCCTTTTGGCCTTAGTGCTTTCTTAGGTAAATCTTCTGTTGAAAGAGGAACAGTTGTTCCTGGTTTTCGTTTCCCAAGATATTCTCCAGAGCAGATGCGCTCTATGACTGCTCCTGGTCTGAGTGCTCCTCAGGGAAGCCGTCAATATAGTGGCATTATCGGCTCCATTCCCCCCAGCGCAAATGGTGAGTCTTATCGTCGTGCTGAGTTGCGTTTAGGAGATGCAGCTAGATCAGGGGGTGGTGGTGGCGGTGGCGGAAACGCCGGTTATTCTTTAACAACCGGAGCACCAGCCATGAGTGCCCCCGCTGATCGTGCGTATCAAGCAGAAAAAACACGTGCTCAACAACTTACAGCACAAGACCCTCTTTATAAAAAGTACCAAGTAGCTGAATTAACAAAGGCTTACAACACAGCTAAAACCCCTGAAGAAAAAGAGAAGATCGGCCTTCAAATCTGGGCACAAACAAACGCGCAACTTGCATCACGTTTACGTCCTGGCCAAGTTGGTTATCAAGAAGCACGAGAAGCTCCGGGAATGCTCTCTGGCCTTGGTCAATTTACATCTTCAATTCAACCACCAGCAGAAGAAGTTGCATTCCCTTCTTCCTTAAAAGTATCTCCTGCGGCTGCTTATAGCTCTACTGGAGAACCATTGGTAGTTGCTACTGCCGCTTCATTTGCTTCCCCAGAAAATCCTTTGGAAGAAATACTTTCTCCTGGTGTTTTAAGTGACGCTTACAGTGGGAAGTTAGATTTTGATCCCTCTGCTCTTAACCTGGATGAAACAAAGCGTAAGCTGTTAATACAAGCATTTAACCGTGGCTTAAAATAACGGTTGATATACTAGAGTCACTGGGCCCCACTTTTTGGGTAAGTCCCCCTACTGGATAATAAATGCATTTGCATTTGAGGAGACCAGTGTTGTTGCATTACTCTAATGATTCTCTGCCCTAATTTCATTCGCCGCCTTACCGCCAAGATCAGTATTGTTTTATTATTACAAACAGTGTTTGTACCTGGTCTTAAAGCAGAATCAAACTGGGTAGGAGAATGCGGTTGAGTTAAACATTCAACCGCTGTTACAAGAATTTCCAATTAAAGAAACTACAGTAGAAAAACCTCCGATGGCAGATCTGGCTTTTTACGACAGGTTTGGTAAATCACCTGCGGGTAGGGGACTTCTTTCTGCTATTCGTTTTGCCGAAGGAACTGCTGGACCACAGGGATACCAGACAATGTTTGGTGGTGGCACCTTTTCAGATCTAAAACGCCATCCAGATCGCGTCATCAATAAAGGTAGGTACAGTAGTGCGGCTGCTGGCGCATATCAGTTTCTTCCCGGCACTTGGCAAGGCACAGCTAAAAAGCTTGGCCTGCCTAGCTTTGAGCCCAGGTATCAAGATGCGGCAGCCCTGGACTTAGCCCGCACTCGTCTTTTACCCATTGGTGGTTTAAGTATTCTCGAGAAGGAGGGGTTAAGCCCCAGGGTTGCAGCTCGGCTTGCTCCTGAGTGGGCCTCCTTCCCAACCATGGGAGGTGCCAGTTATTATGGTCAGCCCGTAAAACCGCTTACTGTTCTTCAACAACAGTTTGCTAAAGCTGGGGCAGCTACTCCCAAGCAACCCGCGGCCCCTCAACAAGCAGAAGTAAAACCTGCAAGTGGTGGTCTTTTTCAGCAGTACCTACGGAACTTTATGTCTCTTGGACAACAGTCAAATGAGCCTTCGTTGGGTGAGCAGTTATTGACTAGTTACCTCAAGCAACCAATAACTGAGACAAGCACGGATCTATTAACAGCCGGAGCACTCACACCAAGAAGCGCTTATCTTTCGCAGTTGACCAGCCTTGAGTAAAATTTTAGAGTTTTATTTATTTAGAGCCCTATTTTCTAGGGCTTAAACAAATAACCACAAGATCTATTACAATAGATTTAAATAGCTTTAGCGCCTAAGCGCAAAGAATTGAATTTAGAGAACGCACATGTCATCAAGCTCTAGCAACAAACAGCCTGTCTTTATTGATCGTCCCCTGTTTGATTCTGTGCGTGTTACTACGCAGACAGTGGGCAGCCAGTCAAGTAATACAATTTTTGTTCAAGGTGGCCAAGCGCCTTCCATCCTTGTTGATATGGATGCAGCTTTCAGTGAAGATAATAACAACGGGGGTGTTGTTGATTCCGTCACTATTGTGCGTAATGATGCGTATCGCACAGCCGACTATATTGTAAGCTCTGGGACGTCTGGGACTGTTATTGCATTAGCAAGTGGACAACTTGTTGAAATTACAAATACAGGTGTACTGACTAACGGTGTCGCTAGCGGTGTTGGTTATTACACATATACAGGTGCGAGCACTTTAACTGGCGTTAATA